CCAACACCAAACTCGGCATTGCCATGAACAAGCATTTTATAATCGCCTTCTATTTCTTCTGTCTTATTACCTTTAACATAGACATGAGCATTACCGTTAATTGTAACAACTTGGTGACCTGACGATTCGTGCTTTGTACCAATATTAACTTCGTAACGGTCTCCTTGAGCTCTTTCTTTAACAGTACCTATAGAATCTATTTCAATATAAGAGCCTGCTCTATGATGAATCGTAATACGTTCAGCACCAGGAGAATCATCTAATTCAATACTATGATTTGCCGTTTTTAAAACTTTATTATATGGATACTTTGCTGCGTAAGCTGATGGTGGTTCTGCCCACGTTTCATCTAAGTTAGCAATCTTTTGATCGTGGACTCTATTAGCTCCCATACTATGTAGATATGTTTCTAATAGATCTTCACCACGAGCAAGTTTATCAGGACCACCCCCAGAGTTGAAATCTCTAGGACTATATCCTCTTGCTAATAAGTCACCATCTTTTTCTGCAATAACACCAAAGCCGTCAACCTCAGGATCTAATTCTTTATTATATGTTCCTGGGATTAAACCAAGTATCATTGGATGTTGTGCCATTCTTCCATCAATGAACATACCATAAACAAAAGAATTAAGTGGTGGAATGAAATTATTGGGATCGTAGTTACCTGCCGCACAAATTGCCCAAGGCAAATCTTCCGTAGATATATCTTGATGTGTACCGTGGAGACCAAAAGCTCTAACTTGAACTTTGCCTTCCATTGTTTTATCTACATTATTTTCTACAACACCAATAAAGAATTCTGGTGTTGAGACTCCGTTATTACCCAGCATAACCTAACCTTTATCCCAATCATATTTAACTAAACTAAAAGATGAATTTAGTTGTTCATTTTCTATACCGTGTGTTGTACTGAACACTAAGTACAAACCGCTTTTTCGTGAATTCATTTTAGCACTTAACGAAACATCAGGTTCTTGTACTGTAAGATTAATAATATCTCCGGGTTGAATATCCAACCTGCCTTTCATACTAACAGTAACTGACGAATTCGTTAAATGATAATTGTATGCTATTCTATTAGAAGCGATCTCAGCCATAAACTGATCTTCTCTAGGAACCATACCGTCCTTTGCTTCGAATCCTGACGGAGCCCAATCTCTTATTACAAAATTCCTTACACTATTACCGCTAGTGAATGTTTTCTTAATGAAATCATCACTGTGTTTTTGTCCTTCTTTAGATGGAGCAATACCACCCATACCTTTATATTTACCTTTACTTTTTAGATAGTCGTAATTATAAACAGTTTTTGTATGTCGAGTTAAATCAATCTCAATGACAGTGTTTTTATAACCACCGCCATCTATATCTCCCATTGTATCAATATGATTACTTGAATCTAATTTCTCAATACTTTGAGTAATAAGTATACCTTCCCGAGGATCTAAAGGAATAGTTGTTCCTGGTGCGTAGTGTAAAGATTTTGCACCGGCAGCTTTACCATTTTGTAATAACCATTCGTCAGTTACCCAAAAGTATCCTTTAATCGTTTCAAAGAATCTAAACATCGAAGATAATGATTTTCTACTATAAGCCTTCCTAGCAAGAAAGCTCATCGCAGTTGCTGGTGCGTAATCTGGAATTGTTACTCTCATCACACCTTCGGATTCTTCGGCAACGAATACTCTTTCTTTATCTTTATCAAATTTATATATGGTTGCGGTATCAGCTGTTTTCTGTTTAGTTATCTTACCATAGTTCTTTTTAAATAGTTGTGTTACACAATATTCAGCACTCTTATCTCTAAATGCAGTAATAATATTTTTAAGACTTGCATCGTAAGAACTTGTTGTTATGCATTGTATTGTGTAAGAAACCTTGTCACCACTTTGAACAAGATTTATAACTTTTACTAATCTAAGCTTTAGCGATACTTTAGTTTGTAAGTCATGTGATTTTAAACTAAGGTAAACTAACTCTTCTCCTCTAATCGGAAAGTTATGTAGTAAACCAACAGAATCAAGAACGTTCATATCAACACTAACTGCCATTGATCCCATGCTCTGATTTACTAAAACAGAATTTACTAAAGCCGAGATGTTAACAGTTTCACCTGTATGTGATACAAGCGAAGCGCCTTCAATTGTACAATACCCAGGATTAAATGTTTCCATTATTGATTACTTACGCTTGCTTTAAATTGAGAAGTTAATTGATTTGTGTACGTGTTATCAAACAAAAATATTTCTTTCTTATTTTCATTTGTTAATGTTTCGTGTTCAAATATGCGATAAGGAAGCCAATCCTCAGGAACAATTCTTTTAATAATAATCTTCTGTCCACGTTCAGTTCGCATAATCACGCGATCCTCGCGACGAAGATAAATTGTTCGGAAAGATTCCGGTGCTAAGATAATACTATCAACTGCCATTTGCTAATTCCTAAACTGTTTTTATATAATACAAAATGTTTTCATCAATCGTGGTGTCTTTTGTCCAATCAATAACATCTTCACCAGTACGACCTGATTCTTCTGCATATTTTGATACCAAGTAATCGTTAAAGGTTTGAGTACTCATAGTCCATTCGTAATAAGGATCTATAATGTTATTTGCCATGTACACCAACCAAATATAATCTACGGAACCATAATATGATAATGCGATATCTTCAGCCCTTTCGTTTTCTTTAACAGTATAAGGATAATAGACGTAAGGGTTATTTGTCACTGCCTTTATAAACGAGGCTCTTCGAGTAATATCTCTTACTCTTCTACCTTCGTAATTTATTATTGGAAAATTCTCGAAATATTTCATGCCTATGTTCCTTCAGTCTGGACTGGTGCGTAATCTTCAGCAGTCTGTATTTCTATTTCTTGTAATGACAATTGGAAATCGACCTGTGCAGGTACTCCGCCTTCTGCAATTGTTGCGTTACCTGCGCCACCGTATGAAACGTTAAATCCTTTAACCATGCACGGTTTGAATTTTGTAAAGTGTGATTCGTCAACACCCAATAGATTAATAAACACAACTGCTGGATATTCTAAGAATGCTTTAGAGAATGCAGTACCTAGAGCATCTCCTGCTGCACCAGTATCGTCAGCGGCGAGCGATTGTACTTTAGGTAATGTATGATATTTAATTTCTCTAATAATTTGTTTTATTGTTTCGGCTTCTGCAGGACTCTCTGGGAATAATGAAAAACTAAAATCAAACGATCTAAGATCAACACCATTAAAGAACAATGTCTTTTGCGGATTGGTTGCTGAACCTCTAAGAGTATTAATAGCATTACCCATACCACTAAGACTACCGATAGTCTGTTTGCCAAGTTCCGCAAACGCAGCACCAAGGCTTTTTGCTGTAACTTTTAGACTCTTGGCAAGCTGAGCTCTTGCACCATCATCAGCACCGCTGTCGTCCATATAAGCCGCCATGCCTGACTTGCCAAGACCTTGTAATAGTTCGGCCATTCCACCACCTTTACCGCCTATCGCATCCATTACACCTGTTTCTAACAAAGTACGCTCAAAGCCATCAACAGAAAGACCTGTGTTATCAACTAAATCTGCTGGCATTGGTAATTCAATAACCTTTGATGATTTTTCCTGAGCTCGGCCTGCTCTTGCATTAGCGTTTGCCCACTGAGTTGATTCATCACCACCAGTACCGTCACCGTTTAAATTACCAGTCTTGCTCTTACGAACATACTCATTATAATCATACTTTTTAAATATAAATTGTATAGAGTGCGGGAACGGTGCCTCGGGAAACGAAAGACGTGCAAAATCCAATCCACGTCTTTCCTTCATATATGTTTCTGGTCTTGCCATTATTGTTTTCCTATCCTAGTCCGCTTGTTTTGATAAATATGGTATACGGATATTTATTTAGTTATTTATACAATTAGAACGGAAATTCATTATGGCATATAGCGGTCGATTTAGACCTAAGAACCCCGGAAAATATAAAGGTGATCCATCTAAGATTATTTATAGGTCTCTGTGGGAAGTTAAAGTATTTAAATGGGTAGACGACCACCCAGATGTTATTTGGTGGCAATCTGAAGAAGTAGTTGTACCTTATCGTTCACCAGTTGACGGTAGAATTCATAGATACTTTCCAGATGTCATTGTACATAAAAAGGATGGGTTAAATAAGACACAAACTATTATGATTGAGATTAAACCGGCTGCACAGTGTAAACCGCCTAATCCATCTAATAAGAATAAGACTAAAACTGGTAGAGTATCACGAAGGTATTTAAACGAAGTTAAAACTTGGGGCGTAAACGAAGCTAAATGGAAAGCAGCGCAGGGTTTTTGTGCTGACCGAGGTTGGCTATTTACAATTATGACAGAGAAAGAGATCTACGGAAAATAACATGGCAACACTTTTTTCAGACATATTAGCGAAAGGCGTAAGACGTGGGGAACTCCCTGGGCGTTCTAAGCAGTCGATAGAATGGTATCGTAAACAAGCTAAGACAGCGGCAGGTAAAGAAATTACCTCAGAGAGATTATTGAACACTAAAGATAAAGGCAGAGGCAAAGCAAAATTAACAGGCAACGCGTTTATTGGTTCAATGTACTTTTTTGAGTACGATCCTAAACATAAAGAAACATTACCATATTACGATAGGTTTCCACTTATTTTTCCAATAAATAAAGCAAAGGGTGGTATCCTTGGATTAAACATGCATTATTTACCACCTATGCTTAGAGCACAGTTAATGGATGCGTTATATAGTTTAACTACTGATAACAATTATAATGAAAAGACAAGATTAGCAATGAGTTATCAATTGTTAGCTTCTTCTTCGAAGTTTCGATTATTTGCACCTTGTGTTAAACATTATTTAAGTTCACATGTTAAGTCTAGGTTTATTAAAATCGAAGCATCTGAGTGGGACACTGCGTTATTCCTACCAGTACAAAGTTTCCAGAAAGCTGGGTCATCCAAAGTTTGGGCAGACTCAAGAAGAATCATAAAGGGTTAAACAATGTCATTTAATATAAGCAAATTTAAATCAACTTTTGAACGACTAGGCGGGGCAGCAAGACCAAACCTATTTGAAGTTACAATGACCAATCCTAAAAGAAGCCATTCAAACGGTTACTTTGGTACTCGAGAAATTAGTATGTTTTGTACTAACGTTTCAATTCCTGGTATAGTCATTAACGAAGTATCAGCAGACTATGTTGGTCAGATGTCGAAAAAGTTTCCACAAAATGTTACTAACCCAGGTCCTATTGTTTGTACGTTTATGGTTGATAGTGAACATCATGCGTTAACCTTCTTTCATAATTGGATACGAGAAGTTGCTAACTTTAGTAAAAAGAATGGTTCATTTGCTGAATATGGTAGTAAGCTTCCACACGA